CAATATGCTCCATTTCCTACGGGGTTAGATCTATAAAATGCCCCTGATGCCGAACCGATTACCCCCGAATTAGCGCTACCATTACTGGCTGGTACGCCGACACCAAACGCCCCAGTAATATTCGGCAACCCTGCGCTTTTAACCGTGCCTGCGACTGTCGAACCTTGCGCGAATCTCTCTGCTGTGTTGTAGTCGGGCAGATTGAAAGTCGTACTGCCATCACCACTGCCGTAAGTAGTGCCGATAGCGGCAAAAAGGTCGGGGAACATCGTGCGACTGACAGCGGAGCCATCGCAGAGGAGGTAGCCGCTTGGGATGTCACCGTTGCCTGCGAAGGCTTTGATTACGCCGACAGCTTCACCGCCGCCTGAGCCGATTTTGCGGATTTTCCACACGCAAGTACCGTCCGTGATGGTTGCGTTTTCGACAATCTGTGCTGGCAGGGTGATTGCTCCGCTGTCCGTGGTGCCTGCGACTGAGCACTCCAGGTAATAGCCTGTAGGAAGGCCAGTGCAATAGACAATGCTCCCTGCATCATAAGATGCGGAGGGCTGTCTGAAAGCAAATGTAGCACTGGTGATAATTTCCTGTATCTGCCACGTTACTGAGCCATCGACAAAAGTCACAGTATCAGCAATCGTGGCTGGCAAGGTGATATCGGCATTAGCAGTAGTACCGCCAACAGTGCAAACAAGCAAAAAGTTTGCAGGAAGCCCTGCCGCCACGCATTTAGCACCACTTGAATAGTTCGTGAATGGGGCTCTAAGTGTAGCGGCTGAACGACTTGCCATTGCCTTTGCGTCTGCATTGTTAAGCCTATTCGTGAACACATCACCCCAATACTTGGGACTTCCTGCGGTGTTCACACCCAAGCTGCCCTCCCCGTTTGCACGAGGTACTATAGGTCTTGTAGCCATGTCAAATCCTCCTTTTATAACGTATCGTTAGTAGTTGTGACATTACCGTTAGAATCAAGTTCCACGGGTATGCCCTCATAGATAATAGTATTGGCTCTAGCCAACGCCGCATTAGCCGTTTTGAGGGCTTCTTCGGCGTAGCTGTTAATCGGTGTAACAACAGGGTCACTTGCATCCCTGGGCATGATACAGCCATTAGCATCTAGCACCCAATTATATGCAAATGTCGGATTAACGGCTGGCATGAGAGACCCTTGCAAGTCAATGTCAAAGTAATCATCACCGCCAAGCATGGTAATCCGCACCCATTCTTGAGAAGTGTCCGGCGTTGTCCCTGCTGGTACGTTGTTGCCTATACATCTGTAAGTGTTGCCGTCTGTGTAGGAAACAACTGTTGGATAGCTGTAAGCAGTCGAAGCATCCCACGGTGGTACAGAATAGGCCGCTATAGCTCCCACAGCGTTCTCAGCACGTTCAACCATTGTGCCAACGCCTTGCGCCAAGTTGCCGGCTTGCTGGGCTGATTCGGAAGCAGCCGCCGCATTTGCCGCCGCCGTATCAGAATAAGCCTTTGCAGAATCGGCGTAAGTCTTTGCAGTGTCCGTATAGATTCCGGCATCAGTTGCATAAGATTTTGCTTCTATTGCACTATTGTTTGCACTGGAGGCCGAAATTGACGCTTCATACGCCTGTTGTGCGGCTACATTCGCGGCGTTGACAGCAGAATTTGCGCTTTCCTTTGCTTCGTCCCTAGCTGCTTTTGCTTCTTCTGCCAAAACGCCAACCTTGCTGAGATAATCAGGGCCATTCGAGAAGTTTACAATCAGTTTTTCAACAATAGATTCTGCCATTTTTTCACCCCCCTTTTTATCCTGTCACATCGGGTTTCAAAATATAAGGATTGGCACCAATCGTCCTGTAGTTTTGATACCCCTCTTTGTAATATGTCACCTGAATGTCATACCAGTATTTGCCATATGGCAAATCCTGTGTAAGAGCGTGTCCGATTACGCAAGGAGTGCTCTGGTTAAAAGGGACTTGAAAGAGGTAGGTATCATCATCAAGGTATTGCTTGACTGAGAATGTAGCTTCCCATTGCGGGACAACCACCCCATCTTCTTGCACTTCAAGCTGAAATGTGGCAGTATCGCCTCTTGTGTGAGTACATACGCCCTTTTCGTCAAACAAAAAGTTTATTATAACCATATCATAGCACCCCCTTTTTATACGCCTGTCACAAGGTAGTTGATAGTTCTTGTTGTTTCTTCAATAGAAGAATCATCATTGTTAAACCAGCAATCAAAGCCTATTTCTGTCATGTTGTCAATTTGCAACAAATCCCCTGTCTTAGTGTCTACAATAGTCACCTGCGGATAAGGAGGTGTTGCGAAAACATGAGAATAATTGATTCTTGTTGGTGTGTCTTTCTCAATCGTAGCTGTACCAGATTCAACGATTGATTTTTCATTATAGCCAACAATTTTGAATGTAATAGGTTCGACATCAGACAACGACTGTTCAACAGTTCCAAAAACATTGAAAGCAGTTGTTTTGATGTAAACCGTTGTGCCAACATCCTTACTTTGGAAGGGATATTTTAGCACTACGCCGCTGTCGCATCTAACAAATGGAGTATTGGTCGCGTGGCTGGTACTTGCGCTACCATACAATCCTCTGTAAAGATATGTCAAATTGTATTTGTACTGTGCTGTCAGTTCTGCGTCACGATAAACTAAAAACTCACCATTGTTTTCACCGCCAATCCAAATCAGCGAATCAAGGTTATTGATGGTTTCTTGCGAAACAGAACTTAAAATACCCCTACTCATTGCCATATCTACGGCAAGTGTATTCGTATTGTCGATATGACTGCTTGAAGCAGAAAGTGGTGCGGTTAGAACGCCTTGCCTTGCTGGCTGTTTTATAGCACCTATCATCTGATATGCTTCGCCATCAAGCGAAATCCAGACGTGACAACCTCCCCACCATTTGCTTGCGCCACTGGCATATATCCACACTTCGTACCCTGTTGCACTTTCTACAAGAGCCGTAGGAGCCTCAAATAAGATAAGTCGGTTGGTGTCACCTGGTGGAGCGTTGGTGGCCGCTTCTGTTCTTGTGGTGTCCTGGACTGCATAGGCAGGAGCAGTGGTTATCCCACTTAAATTATCCTCAAACGTGATTTCAAGAGAAAAATCTTCTTCGCTCTCTACGATTTCAACAACACGCACGTTTGTAATGCCAAGGTTGCCAAGCTGAGATTCAAGCGTAACTGCGTCCATTGGCTCAAGCAGAATAAATTCCTGCCCCAGCTTAACTGTATAGCGGTTGCGGTTGTACAACTGTTTCTGAAGGATAAGTTGTGCTACTGCTTGTGCAAGCGATTGATTCATTATCTCTGGATGAGAATATGTACCTGCCTGCCTTACGCCGTGAAGCTCAATATCGCCCTCGTCCGTAGCATACACTACATTGCTGTTGTACTGGTCAGCCCTGCTTGTATGTTCTAGCGGTATGATGTTATAGGTGTCAGCCTGTGATGTTCTCTCAATCCTGAGAGTTTCCTCGCCTTGGTCAATTATGTTTCTGTCTGTAATTGCGTAGATGGGAGTTAAGCCGTCCCAATAAGGGATAATCTTCACTTTCCCTTGAGAGAACACGTATTGGCTATTGGTACACTCCATCAAACTGCTGATAATGTCACTACATGATGTCTGATCTGTATAAACAGGAGAAATCAACAAACTATTATTTTTGCAGTAAGTAGAATATATGGCTAGGCTTTCTTCGTCAATCAGCACACTAGGGAAATTCTCGCCGTATACAGTTGAGGTAAGAAGCTCCCAAATGATATCCCTGGGATTGGCATCAGTTGGCGTGTAATCCACACTAGTCTGTGTAGCCGTGTAATAAATCCTTAGATAAGTAGGGTCAGCCCTATGATATCCATCGTCCCTATCATCAAAATTGAACTTATATACATACACGCCTGGGATTGGTTGGTCTTGAGGGTTTTTTGCCTGCTCGATTGTGTAATATCGACTGTTTAATGTTACCCAAGAGCCAACCGCTGTCACTGGATTGAACACGTATTCTTGCACATACCGATTAGATGAAAAATTGCTTATCTCAATTTCTTTCGTATAAGCAAACTGTTGCATCTTGTTTCTCGTTGGCGTACCTGTTCCAGGACGATAAATTCGCTTCCATGTAACTGTCAGCGTAGGTATATTAGGGGATACAGAATACTTGGTATAAGCCCTTATTGTTGCCGTGTTACTGGCATCAACCGATATTACCTGGTAGCTCGCAGAAATGTTCCCATACCTTATACTGACGATACCTGCATAAGATTCTAGCGTAAATGTCGTGTCCAGATAATATACGTAATGATATCCTTGGTTATTTGTATTTGAAACCTGAACTTCTCTGTACTGCGCCGGAACTGTTTTGGCATCATTCCGATACATAGGTGGCGATTGGTTTTGGCAAAGCCCATAAACCTCAAAATTCATGTTAGGCAACGATGCCGAAGAACCTAAATCGACAACACCTGCAAGATAACCAGTACCACTATATGTCAAGGCATGGTCTGGGTGGCGTGACAGCATATATCCCCAAGGTGCCTGCCCTACCGAACCATCAAAAAAAGTCATGCCCAAGGCATATATATCGGTTGTTTTGGAGCCAGCCCACACCTTGCCCACGCCTGCAAGTTTGCCTTCACCAAGTGCCATAGCACCTGCTACAGTGTAGGTATATTCAGTGCTTGTCTGCGTTACTTCACCGCCACCGCCTTTGCCACCGCTTGTTGTTGTGGTGGTATGAGCTACCGCTGTGAAGTCTTGATAGTCCATCAGGACACCGCTTATCATAGCTGTGCCAAAAATGAGTTTTACAGGTGAGCCGTAAGAACTTTGGTTTACTTGGAAGCTGCTTATACGTTGTGTGGATGTATTAACACTCGAAGAACCTCCGCCGAACAAGCCCATTTACTTCACCGCCCATCTTTTTAGGCGATAAACGCCGCTAAGAACATGGGTGTAACCTTTGATGTTGGAGAGGATTACCCCCTGTCGTGTATAGGCATGAATCATAAAATCCTTGTCCATCATAATAGAAGCGTGATGAGGAACTTTGCTACCTGGAAATTGGAAAACAAAAACGTCACCGGGGATTGCATCTTCCCTGGGAACCTCAACATAGTATTCTTTGATTTTCATCAAATAGCGTGGTACAGCACAATGGCAAGCAATATCCTCTGGATAATAAGGGATATCGATGTGTTCCAGAAGTCCT